CCGGCCAGGAAGCCAGGCCAGGCACCCGGCCAGGCACCCGGCCGATAGGCTGCCAGGTATCCCGGCCAGGGTCTCCAGGTGCGCCGCCAGGTTCAACCTGGCTGGAAGCCTGGCTGACTGCCACAATGCCAGGCCGACGCAGAGGGGCCTAGGATCCCGGCTAACGGGTCTTGATGGATCGTGCGGCTAAGAGTCCAGAGGCTAGCCAGGGCGTTAGCGGGGCAGCTAGGCGGCCCGGAGTGCTGCCTGGTGGCCGGGCGACTAGGGCCGGGCTCCTGGTGTTGTGGGGGTTAGTTCTAGCGGCCTGGCGGGCCAGGCGCACCGCCAACGTGACCAGGACTGCGGCCAGGCGTGCGTTGATTGAACGGTGGGGTCGCACCGGACAAGCCCCTCAGGCTTGTCCTACAGTATAAAAACAGATCGACGTAGTCGATTCCTGTTAGAAAGGAGAACTAAACCAGACCCCCCGTGCAGCGGCTTAGGACGTATTAGATACCCCCGGCTTCCCGCGAGGAAAAAATATAAAAAATATATTTCAGGGTGTGGACCAGGAGAATTGGGTGTCAAACCTCTGTTTCCCGATGGCGATCAAGCTCTTATACTGGTCTGGTAATGGAAATTCCCGAGGAAAAGCCTAAGTTAGAGCGTATTGAGGTTCACAGTGCCTGGATGTTCGACTGCAATGGGTGCGGTCGTGAGAATTTCATCCGGGGAGTGAGGAGGGAATCGGTAGAGGGGGACGATGGTCGTGTGGATTTGTACGTTTTGTATCCTCGTGAGGTCTCTTGTAAGTTCTGCGAGAAGCAATACGAAACGGAGTTGTCTGCATGAAACGGTGCATGGAGATTGGTGTTTGCATGATATTGGGTCTTGGTGTAGTTTATCTGACGCTACAGACGGTTGTTACCTCGTTTCTCTTGTACAGGTTGCTTAGCTGGCTATGACGCAGTATGCCCGTCCTGACAGTGATGTGAGCAACGCTGGGGGCTGGGAGGCCAGCAGCGGCGACGATCTGTTTGCGATGATTGACGAGTCGAGCGCTAGTGACAGTGATTACGTGTCAGTTGAAGGTCCTAGTGATTCGGCTTTTATTGTTGCTCTGTCCAATGTGTCAGATCCCAGTTCAGCCGCTAACCACAAGGTTTACTATCGTGCTTCGGATGACTCGGGTGGCGATGGTGCTTTGACCGTGGTGTTGTTGGAGTCTACGACAGCCAGGGCTACGAGTGTGAATGATGCCGTCTCTGACTCGATTACGCAGTACACCTTTACCCTCAGTACGTCTGAGGCTAACAGTATTACGAATTACAACAACTTGCGGCTGAGCTTTAGTGCCGATGACGAGATGGCGATGGGCCTTGTCGTGAAGGTTACTCAGGCCTGGTTTCAGTGTCCTGATGCTGCTGGTGGCAGTGCTATCGTTCCGATAGCGATGAATACTTATAGACAGATGAGAGAGAACTAGAAGGAGAAGATCATGCCAAAAGTAGGTGGAAAAGAGTTTAGTTACGACGCTAAGGGTATGGCAGCGGCCCAGGCCGAGGCTGCCAAGACTGGCAAGAAGGTTAAGAAGAAGAAGAAGCGTTATCGTCGTCCTGCAACGACACAATTGGGGCAACTTGCACAAAGGGCTTACTAGATGTTCATTAAGCAAAGTACCGCTTACACGTTTAGGTTGGGCCCGTTTGTGGATGATACGGATGGTAAGACGGCTGAGACCGGCTTGACCATCAGTCAAGCCGATATACGGTTGTCCAAGGCTGGTGGTAACTTCGCCCAGAAGAATGAAAGTTCTTCTGCTTCTCACGATGAGATCGGGTTTTACATCTGCATCTTGGACACAACTGATACCAACACTTGCGGTGAACTGCTTGTGGCAGTTCACGAGTCCGGGGCTTTGCCGGTGTTTAAGACGTTCCAGGTTGTGGAGGAGGCCATCTACGCCTCTCTCTTTGCAGCCAGTGCAGATCTTATCACGAAGATAGATGCCATCGATACGGTCGTAGATGCAGTCTTGGTGGACACTGGGACAACGCTTGAGGGTAAGATCGACACGATTGATGGAATCGTGGATGCAATCCTCGTGGATACCGGGACGACACTTAATGACAAGATTGATGTCATTGATGGTATTGTGGACTCGATACTTGTGGACACAGCGGTCATTGGTTCTGCTGGTGCGGGTTTGACAGCAGTACCCTGGAATGCTGCCTGGGACGCTGAGGTGCAGAGCGAGTGTACTGACGCTCTAACAGCCTACGATCCGCCGACTAAGGCAGAAGTGGATGCTACCTGGACAACGGCTCAGACGGAGTCCTATGCCTCTGACGGGGCTGCTGCGACCCCTGCTCAGCTTTTGTATATGATCTACACTTGCGTGGCAGAGTTTGCTGTCAGCGGAACAACGCTGACAGCGAAGAAGGTTGATGGTAGTACTACCGCAATGACGTTCACCTTGAACGATGCCAGTGATCCTACGAGCAGGACAAGGGCTAGTTAATGGCGATTAAAGATCTGATTGGTCCTGGTTTCGTCGGGACTGATACTGTTCAGTACATTGTCACTCGTGGGATGTCCTCGTTTGATCCCCAGACGACCGTGGCTGTTATCTTCCAAAGCAATGTGCTTATTGGAGATGCCCTTGAAGAGGAGCACTTCCTCAAGGGGGTTGCAGTAACCGGGTTTACTTTTGTGCTACTTAATGCGACTAGTACCAGTGCAATCACCACCGGTACTGTGACGGGAAAGATTACTAAGGATGGGGGGACTCAGGGTGCTGTGGCTGGATCTTTTGCCCATGAGGGCAATGGGCAGTGGTCAGTGAATCTGAGTGCTACGGAGATGGATGCAGACGTAATCGGATTAACTTTTCTTCACAGTAGTGCTGTCCCTGTTTACAAAACGCTGAGGACTAAATGACTGAAAAAAAGAAAGCAGATTCACCGCGTAAACTTTTCGTGGATCGTATGCGACGAGAGAATCGTTTCGAGGAGTACCGGGGGAACTATCGTAAGTACATGGATGGCGATATGCCGTTCTTGAAGGCTCAATTCCAGACGATGTTGGATATGGGTTACCAGGGTCCTGAGCATGAGCGGGCGATAGTGGCTGGCGAGAAAGAAGAGGCCAGACGGGTTCTTGATCAGGATGTCGACAAACTGTTAGTTGAGTACGATATCAATGAGTCCGATCTTCCGATTGAGATTGCTTTTGTGTTCCACAATCTGCATAAGACTCGGGGGGAGAGACATCAGTGGGGAGTATTGCCGCCGGAAGCTCCGACACCAGGAGCGTGGAACATGTTAGTCTGGGCCACTGAGAATGAGGGTAAATTTATGGAGTTGGTTATTCGTGAGCAACTCAAGGGGAAGGGGAAGCAGGTTGAGGAGCAGGGTATGGGTGATACCGGTGAATCGATCGTGCAGTTGGAAAGTATGTTGTCTGTGTTGACGCCAAATGAGCCTTTACGACCAAATACCAAAGAACCTGAAGGACAACCTGAGATACCGGCGTGAGCTGTTAGCTTGGGCTGATACTGGCCCCAAGCGACGTAGTCTTTGGACTGCGTGCAAGCAGGATATCTTGTTCTTCATTAATGCCTTCTGCTGGCTCTATGAGCCTCGCACTAGCAGGCTGCGTGGCACTACGTCTAATGTGATCCCTTTTATTACTTACGGGTACCAGGACGAGGCCTTCTTGGAGATGCACGAGGCTTTGGGGTATTGTGACGTGGGGGTGGAGAAGAGTCGTGATCTAGGTGCTACGTGGATGTTCTTGACCTTGTTCTTTCATAGTTGGGTGTTCGAGGACTTTTCTAGTTTCGGGATTATGAGTCGTACTGCTGACCTGGTTGATAAACCGGGTAAGAAGGATACGTTGTTCTGGAAGTTGGACTTCTTGCTTCATGGTGAAGGGAAGAAGGGGGGGTTGCCTGTCTGGATGCGTCCAAAGGACGTCTATCGGTCGATGATGTTGATGGAGAATCGTGATAATGGTAGCACCTTTGAGGGTGCTACCACGACTGAGGATGCCTTCCGTGGTGGTCGTAAGAAGGCTATTGCCCTGGATGAATTTGCTGCCTTTCCTAATGGTGCTGACTATGAGGCTCAGAACGCTACTCAGCACGCCACAGATTGTCGTCTGTTTGTCTCGACTCCTAAGGGTTCTGCTGGTGCTTATTACGATGTGATGCACACCCCCTCTTCCATGGTGAAGATTATTATGGATTGGAAGAAGCATCCAGAACGAAGCCAGGGCCTTTATCAGTCCGAGAATAATAAACTTGAGATCCTCGATGCGGACTACAGGTACCCTCCAGGTTACTCCTTTGTGTTGGATGATAAGATCCGTAGTCCTTACTACGATAATGAGTGCAGTCGACCCGGAGCCACGCCTCAAAGCGTGGCTCAGGAACTTGACCGTGATTATGGTGGTTCCGATTATCAGATCTTCGGCAAGGATCTTTATGAGGCGGGTCAGAAAAACCTGATGATTCCTTTTGTCCGTGGTATCTTTGGTTATGAGTCTGATACCCTGGAGCCTAGCTTTGAGCAGTCCGTCGATGGTCCGATGAAGTTCTGGACGCATCTGGACAACAAAGGTTTGCCTCTTGCCGCTCATTCAGAGTATGTTATCGGTTGTGATATCTCTGCTGGTCTAGGGGGCAGTTACACTAGCAATTCAGTCGCTACTATTGTTAACGGGGTGTCTAAGACCCAGGTCGGGGAGTTTGCCACAAATACAATGCGTCCTGAGGACTTTGCTGATTATGTCGTCTCTTTGTGCAAATTCTTTCATAACGCCTATTTGATCTGGGAGTTTAATGGGTCTCCTGGTGGAGCGTTTACTAAGCGTGTGATAGATCAACAGTACTCGAATATCTATTTCCGTGAAGTGGAGAACAAAAACTTTAAGAAGAAGACAAAGAACCCTGGGTGGTGGAGCAATGAGAAGAACAAACTTGCGGTGCTTTCAACCTTGGCCAAGGCGATAAAGACAGATGAATTTGTGATACGGAGCAATGCTCTTCTTGAGGAGTGTCGGCAATATGTTTATAAGGACGGTCGGGTAGTTCATAGCCGAAGTGTCCGTACTATTGATGATTCAAGTAAGGGCCAGGCCCATGGAGATAGGGTTATTTCTGCGGCGCTTGCCTGGCATGCGGTCAAGGATCGCCCCTCACACCCAAAAGAGGAGTTTCGTGCTGAGATTCCAGTTGGCTCAATGGCCTGGCGTTTTAAGGACCGCGAAGATAAGTTAGCGAAGATAAACAACGATGGGTGGGACTAATGAATCCGAATGATGATAAAGAACGTGCTCGCCTGATGAAGGCTATCGAAGTCTCTACAAGAGCTTTGCGGCCATTTCGTATGAAGCGAGAGAAACTTGTTAAGGATTATGTTGGTTCGCATTACGGCGATGGGGGTCCTAGTCGTGAAGTGATTATGAATCTGATGTTTCAGACGGCTGAGACTTATGCCCAATCTCTTACGGCCAATAGACCACGAATTCTAGTGACAAGTCGAAATAGAGATCTTGTCTGGTTTGCGCATCATTTCCAACTCGCAACAAATAGTTTGCTCAAAGAGATTCATATGGAGGAGGTTCTTCGCCAGGCTGTCTTAGACGCTTTCTTCTGCATGGGGATCGTGAAGGTTTACAATGCCGATGCTGGGTTGGTTGAGTTGGAGGGTGAGGACGAGTGGCTCGATCCAGGTAAACCATATGCTGAGAATGTTAGCCTGGATGATTTCGTGTATGACACGCAGGCGACAGCTTGGCGTAAGTCAAAGTTTGCTCTGAATAAGTATCGGATGAGTTTCGATAAGATGAAGGAAGATGTTGCTTTTGATCCAAAGGTTAAAAAGGGTCTGCGGCCAACCAGCAAGTTTTCCAATTGGGAGGGTGAGGATTCAAATTCTGGTGTTAAGGGAATGTTCAATCCTGAAGGTGATCCAGATGAATATGAACCGATGATCGATCTGATG